ATGTTGGAATTGATAGTGCCCCAATTGAAAATAAGCTACTAAATCCTGAAGAGAATTTAGAGAAACTATCTAATCAATTAGGGACTAACAAATTTAAAAGTAAGTTCACTAGTAAGTTTTAGTAATATCAGATCTTAATGTATCTTTAATAGTCTTAACATCTTTCTCTAATCTACTTAGCTTTTGATTGATTAGATTTAAGTATTCCATTATCTTATGATTGTTATTCTGAAACTTTCGATATACTTCTAATGCCATTTTATTCCTTTATTAAGTTTATAAAATTATCCAACTCTATCACTGCATAGACCTTGCTGTGATTTCTTTTCATTACCAAAACAGGCGCTCTATCTGCACTGTTTTCTTCGGCTTGTGCTAAAGATTTCCATAGGTCTAATCTCTCTACATTTTTACATTCGAAGCTGTACTTAATAATCTTACGAGCAGCAGGAGAAAGTACTATATCTTCTCCGCACATACCCATAGTTTGAGATTTAATATCATCTTCCTCTAGCTCAGGAAATGTTTCTCTTAGTATATCTCTTAGCATGTTTTGCAGTCTTCTGCCTTTAGCTTTCGCACTTTTTGCAGACATTATTCCCTCCTTTTAGTAACCAATTATCTACCACCCTGGCATCAAGCTCTATAGAAGCCTTAGACATCTCAGGGCTCGCATTGCTGTGGGCCGTAGAGAAGGCCGTCACGTACGCTATCATTCTTGCTATCGATAGCATCACTTTTTCGTCCAAAACCATAGTCTTTGGAAAGCCTTTCAAGCGCCCTTTTAATGGTGTCATTATTTCCTCCTTCTAATATATAATTAATATCTTTTTGACTATCTTCTGTTTCTCCACCAACTACATCTAAAGCCCATTCTAAAGCTTCTATAGACCCTTGGTTATAAGACCATTCCATTTCGCTCATTGGCTTAGTGCCATCACGATCTGCATAGTCTTGGTTTAACGCTTCTATCATAGCTTCTTTAGATCTCATTAAAGAACTCCTTTCTTTTTTTATTCTTAGATCCAAATTCTCTTATAGCGCACTTTTTACATATTGTATATTCATAGTGCTCTACTAAACCTTTAACTGCATTGTGTTGGTGGCGTATAAAATATGGTACAGGCTTCTTCCATACACCACCACAATCATCACAATTAAAGTTAACCATTTTTCTTTCTGGGTTTCTTATACTGTTTGACTCCTTCAATGTTTAACTCCAGTTCGTTTAACCTAAAGTCAAAGTCAATAATCCTTCTTTTGACCTCTTCTTTAAGATCTTCTAGTTCAGTTGCACAAATTTCAGGAATATCTATTTTACTTTCTAATATATGCAATCTAGAAAATATTGCATCTATCCTGTCTTCGTGATCTCCTACTTTATCTCTCATACGGTTTCATCTCCATGTGCTTGCATTTTTACCTCTCCTGTTTTAGGGTTAAATACTGAAGTTCTGTTGTTATCTAAGCTATGTTTAACCTTTTTTCTTTCGTAGTCTTCTGACATAGCCCACAATAAACATAGATATACTATAGCATCTTTAATTCTGCCACCTACATCTTCTCTTTGTGACTTATGCCCCTTAACCCATGCATTTATACCATCAATATGCTTCAGAAGATAAACCATTAATGCTTGTTCTTTAGATATATCTAAGCTGTTAGATACTCTTTCAAAGTTAGCAAATATATTATCTTCTGTATGTGCATATTCTTTCTGGCCGGAATCTCTAGTGCTTTTTACTTCATCTATAATAAGCTTAAAGAATGAATCAAACTCCGATTTCTTCATAACTCTCCTTGATTATTTGACTATTTTTAACTGTTAATTTAACATCTAAATGCTCACGTTCACGATTTGCTTCACATCGTACTTGTAGCTGCTCAATAAGTCCTGTTGTCCTGCTTTTAGAAGGAATAACAGATAGTAACTTATTGGTATTGTATGCAGTTCTGAATGAGCCTTTAGCTGATGCTATATTCATACTACCTTCATGGAATGCAGACTTAGTTATCTCACTAACAGCAAATACAATTACATTATGCCTAACTGCTAGCTCCATCATAGCTTGAGATGCCTCTTCTGTCTTCATATTAGGGTCTCTTTGCTTAGATTTAAACAAACCCATATGATCTACTACAACAATCTCTGGTTTAACAGGCAGCATAGATATTCGCTTTTCTAGTTCAGCAGCATATGGACAAGAGTAATCTACAGTTAACCATTTAAATCTTTTATCCATGCCATTTTGCATGCTTTGATAATGATTTCTTAAATCGTCTTCTGACCATCCCATTTCCATTTGTACAAACCTAGACCATATCTGTCGTGGTGACATTTCCATTTCTATAAAGTATGTAGGTCTCTTTAAGCCATTGACTATATTCTGCAATAGCATAGTCTTCATAGATTTAGGTGGTGCTTGTATAACAACTACTTCACCGGGATATATAGGAAAGTTTTCACCTTTAAATATATCTCCTAAGTCTATAGGTTTAATGTCACTTCTAAGGAAATTAATTAAACTATCTTCCATAGATTTTGAATCCATGACTGATTGGCTCTTCTTAGACTTATACAACTTGCATGTTTCACTGCAATGTTTATCCATAAGAGTGTCATTGCATCCATATCTATTGCCCTGCCCTCCATGAGATTCATAAGCACTTTTAATTATGCTTTCCATCTCCTTGACAGTAAACGGACTTTTAGCGTCATCTACTTGTTGTCTCCACTGCTCCATGACAATACGTACAGTTGACTCAGGATAGAGCCACCGAAACCAAGCAGAGATACGTAAAGCAGTTGCGTGACGTTCACCTTGTGCATTACTAGCAAGCATACTAGATATACAGGGGTAATTAACTGGATCAGGATTCCTGCCTTGACTAATAAAAGTAGGAGCTTTGACTTTTTCATCTTTATTCCTTTCTAAGACATCAAACACTGGTTCACACTCTAATTCAAAATTAGGTATATCTCCAGGCTTGTATGCTATTTTCTTTATAGATTCAAGTACATTTTCTTCATGCAGCACACTAGTTGGAACTATACACTTCCAAAGGTTAGCTTTTAGATTTTTAGTATTATTTACACGTATTAATCTTATCTTATCTGTAACTGACGGATCTGCATAGTCAAATACACCAGCATTAGTTAATGCATCTTTTACCTTTAAGTGCAGGTTTTGATCAGGCTTCCAACGAAATGCAGTTCCAGGTATACCAAAATGAAAGCCTTTATTTCCGCTAAAGTATAACCTAAATGGTATTTGCAAATCATCAAGCAGTATGCTTAACCCTATAGCTTTTTTTCTAGCGCTATCTAGATCATCGTTATCTTTTCCATCTACATCTAATATAAATTCATCAGGTATATAAACAAGCCCATCAAATCCAGACAGACTATTATTCTTACTGAAAAACTCTTTTATATTTTCATCAAAATCATATAATGACATATAAGTATCTCTGTCAATATTCATCCAATCACATACATTCCCTGCATCTTGAAAGTAGTGTCTTTGTGCTAATCCAAACGCAAATTCTTTAATCATTTTATCTCCTTACTTTAATATAAAAGCCCACTGTTAAGCGGGCCTTATATTATTTGATTATGTTATTGGTTATAGTGGCATATCACTAGTATCAAATACCTCTTCAGCAGGCTCATCCTTAATCTTAGGCTCTACCCATTTACTAAAGAATGCTTCAGCTCTACCTTTAAAGTATACTACATCTTTATCGGTAAACTCTTCTACTATATTCTTAAATGGAGTAGGTGCTACTTGACTTAGGATTCTAGTAAACTTACCATCTTTATAAAAATATGCATTGACAGATTTTCCTTTTAACTCAGAAGCATCATCATTCATTTTTATAACAGTTTCTCCAGTAGCGCTTTCTAGTGCATCAGTAATGCCAGCATTAGCATATCTAAATAAGTTACCAATTGCAAACTCTTGGTTGTCTTTACCTATTTTTGCATATACTCTTTGATTAAAGTTGTCAGGATACCCATCAAACCAAACATCTATATACTTAGATCCATTATCTAGTTCTCCGTATTCAGCATTGCTTATTGTTAATGTATGCCATCCTTCATTCCATAATCCAGTACCTTTTTTAGGTAGTGTCATTGTTCTTGCCATTTACTCTCCTTTATCTTTTATGAGGTGCTGTTTTTAATGCACCATTACCGTCGTCATCTGCTTGAGCTACACCTACCATAGATGATAGTAGATATCTACGACCATATGTAGTAGCAGCTCCAACACCATGAGCATCTTTCTTGCTTATTGGCATTCTTATTTCGCTTTTAATCCATTCACCTGATGAATGCATTAACATAGATGTAATATAGAAACCGTTATCAGACGTATCCCATCTATTACCTTGTACTAATGCAATCTCATTAGCATTTAATGCAGGCATTGCTACTTCTAATACTGTAGCTAAACTAGCATATTTGCTATTAAAGAATGGATTAGTGCTCTTACCCTCAACCATAGTCATTTTTGATTGTGCTTTAGCTAATGCTCCAGCTAACTTGCCTATTCCTTCTGACATTGTTGGCTCAAACGTTTCATAGCCAAAATCTTCATCAGGGGGCAGGTAATCTTCCACGGTTGTGGTTCCTTCTTCTTTAGACATATTATGTCTCCTTTTAGGGGGTTAAAAAAGGGCCAGAGTTAACCAGCCCTTTCTATTACAAATAAGGATTTGCGTTCGAAATGCGTACTGTAATTTACGCCTTCATGACTGACTTTTCCAATAACATTGTGGGGAAATTAAATGAGAATGATCTGTTAAATGGCTGTCCTGTAACAAGTTTCCTTACTGTGTTTGCTATCATACTACCTGACAAATTAGAGCAGTAACTTGTAGCCTTTGCATTGCATGGTTCTGGGCTACCGCTCTCATCTGAGTACCAGGTATTTTTGTATTTCTTAACAGTAGGCTTATCAAACACGTATTGCTGATAGTGTTCTGCACCCATGCGGCCATCGATAATATGTAATGGCTTTACACCTGGAATGCTAAACAATGCCTCTACTGCTTCTAGTCTTGATGCCATAGAATCAAACCCTAGTATTACAATATCTTTATCTCCTTGTGGGTAAAACTCAGAGAACCTTTCATTAAAAGTCCCTACTGTGAATACGCCTAAGCTTCTGAGATGATCTGATAATGCATCTACTTTAGGTTTGTCTATGTCGTTAAAGGTATACTGTGATACACCTATGTTTACCTCTTCTACTTTATCCATATCATATAAACAAAACTGAGTAGCACCCATTCTTGCTATCTGTAGGGCTGCAGAGCTACCAATAGCCCCACAGCCTAAGATATGAAATGTAAAGTCTTCCAAGTTATTTACTAGCTCTGATGATCTTGTATGTATCATTAGTCTACTCCAAACGATTCGTTATAAGATTTATAGTCCATCCAATCGTCTATTTCAGCTTCAACTTGAGCTTCACTTGTAAGATCGATTGCTATATATTCATGAGGTGTTGCTAACATAACTTGAGATTCTAATACAGGCTCAGTTACTAGCTCTACTCTGTATATACTATTGTAAGTATTGTCAAGTAGTTTATTAACATCTTTAGCCATCGTAATCCAACCCTCATATGTTAATCTACCATCACAATATCTTTTATTCATCTCATCAACCATATTATAAGTGTAAATATAATCAGGAGAATCACCAGATAACTCTTGGCTATACTTTAGACCACCAACTTTGGTATCCTTGGTATCGATTAGAGTCATCTGATTCGACTTTCCCTGAGTATATGCTCCTTTATTGTAATGAGTATATTGAGGAGTAATAAGAGAACATTTATCAGCAACTTCATCTTGTATTTTTTGAGGAACTTTCCTCTCTTTAGTTATGATAGTAAGGTCTACATCTTCATGAACTTCAAATGGTTTCCATACAGATACTCTTAGCTTGTATTCTTCTTTTAGATTTACCACTAAAGCAAAGCTAAAGTCACCATCTGAATATTCTTTGATAGCAGTTAAGTCTGTACCTGACCAGAAAGCCTTCATTGTGTGATGACTATGCCACCATACAAAGCGAAAGTTTTTCTTTTTGAGCTTAGTCCCTACCCTTGTATAATATAGCGCCAGATCATCCTTATCTAACACACAATTACCTGCACTAATTTGTTGCTTTAAGATAACTGGATCTTTTAATTCCCAATCACCTTCATCATCTTCAATAGCTACTAACATACCGCCTATTTCAGACTTTTCAGTACTATATGCTGTTTCAGCATAACTTTGGATTTTATTCCAGTCTCTTTCACTTATGTAAAAGTCTTGATTCATCCTATCTCCTTACGTCTACTGTGTTTACGCCTTCATACATTCGTAGTAATTCAGCTTCTGTTAATTGGTTTAGTCTTTCACCCTCTTGATCAGCTATTTCTCCACTATCATCTACTGTTTCTTGCATATATAAAGATCTATATGACAAACAATTATTACGTATAGTGCATTCATATCTATCACAATATGAAGTTTCTTGATCTGGCTGTTCTTGGTTTAATACATTAGCATATCCGCAATTATCCATTCTACTTATAGGACTCATATTCCCAGTTGATTCCCATACTTCTGTTTGCATTTCAGGCCATATACCATGAAACATTTTATTGTATCCATTTAATGGTCCTGTACTGCCTACATTGAAGTTCTTCGTCCAGCTATCAAGATATGTAAATAATGCAGTGATATCACCTGTCCATGCAGCTTCTCTTATCTCAGTATCAAAGCTACCAAAACATACGTTATCAAACCCAGAACGTGTATTTTGCCCTGCATTAAATTCAACTTGCATTTGATCTCTATCCCATCTTGAGTTAGATATATAAGGAAATAATATCTCTGGTTCTTCAGGATGATATATAGCGCCAGTCCAGGGATTAGTATGACCACCTCCCATAGCTCCTTGTGTTATCCTAACGTTTCTGATTCTGTTCATCACATTCTTAACTAAATCAACACAAATCATTACATCCATGTTACCCATTGGTATTGCAACAGACTCACCGCCTATATTTATACTAGTTGTTACACCTTCTATATAAACATGAAATGAAATAGCATGATTAGTTCCATTATAAGAACGTGAACTCATACCTCCATTAGTATGTAGGCCATGATACACAGATAAGTGCATATTAGGATATAATTCTATTGCACTAACTATAGTTTCTTCTATTTTAGTTTTATACTCAGCAAGAACGCGATTAACATCATCAGTATTATCCTGAAAACAAATACCATTATTCCTTAGGAAGTATAGTTTGGTATCTATTTCATCTACTTTAGTTAAAAATTGATCTATACTCCATCTACCATTAGCAATTTGGTTTCTATATGTAGATACTTTATTCTTTTGTACATTAACATTAGATATTCTACCTGATTCTTCTGTTAGCTTTTTATAGAATCCAGGCTGCCATCTAAATGTAGGTGTACATCTAAAGTTAGTATTAAATCTTGAGTTTAAGTTATCTATTAAACCTATTACCTCTTCTTGTGGACCTAATGCTACTCGTTCTATGATTTCACTCATATTACTCATTCCATCAAGAAAGTTGTTTCTTGCATCAAGCGTTGTGTTCATGCGTTATCTCCTTGCATTTAGGGCACTTAGCCTTTATTAATCCGTAATGAGGGAAATCATTATAGTAGCTTTCTCCTCCTCTATTGTTGTATGGATCTGTAAATGGTGTTGAATTTTGCCAAACTTTTCTACAAGTCTGACAACTTTTTAAAGCGTCATCAAATACTTTATTTCTGCCCATTACTTCTCCCTTAGATAATATGAAAATAATGGCCCACAGTCTGGATCAAAATCTTCCCATTCTTTAAATACATTTTCTAGCCCGTTCCCTAGGAAGAATTTATCATAATATCCTATCCTAAAGTATAGCTCTTCAGATCCAGCACAGATACCCCACTTAAAGTCTGTCACTCCCTTCTCCAGGAGTATTTGTGTCATTAATATCTGTACGTACTTGTGTCTTAAATTTCCAGACGTGTTCTCTTTTATCATACTTGCCTCCTCGTAACTCATTGGTTTTACTTAACTTATCCTGATCAGTTAAAGTAGATATAGATCTTCTTATACTAGTAAATGGCCAATTTTTATTATATGTGCCTATTAGTATCTCTTCTACTTCAACAGGGCTTAGACCGTCAGCATGTCTCCAAGTGTTAAATATATGTAATATTAATTGGTCTTGTGTTTTTGCATTAGATCTTGATTCATTTAGTCTTTCACCTGTTTCATTATTTGTATTGTAATACATTATATCTCCTTTGTTTTCCAAACTCTATGTTCAAAATGACCAACAGTTTCTATTCTGTAGTTATCTTTCATTAACTCTTTATATTTCCATCTGACACTAAATGGATTTCTGGGAGTTTTATTCTCTTTAATCCTTTTAGCTCTCACTATATCTCTCGCAAGAGACATAATCCAACCTCTAACTGTAGTACCAGATCTATCTTTTATAAGAATCGACTCACCTGGTTTCATTGACTGCATAGCCTTTAAGCAATAGGATTTATAATTGTATTTACTTGCTGAACATTTTGCTTGACTTATAGGTGCTGGTAGGGGTACATCTGTATCAACGTCATGTACCATTCTTATATCTATATCTCTACATCCACATTTACTGCATATATATGCTTGTTTTAACTCTACCATATTTCAAATCCACCAGATTCTTTACAGAAATCAACAAATTTTACTACATTATTAGAGTCAAAAGGATATTTACTTGCCCATTCATCGTTAATTTCATCAACAGTAGCATCATATCCAGCTTTATGTAGATCAACAGATCCATCTTTTAGTCTTTCCTCTAATCTTTTAGCTATCTTTTCAGCTTTTGCTTTACTTATTTTTACGCCATCATTATAAGTACCGCCTTCAGCCTCTTTAATTGTTAATATATCATCACACTCATTACAGACATATGTCCACAATGGACGCCAATACCATACATTATTTCTAAAGTATTCGCCTTTTTTTGATTTTGCTTTTGTTCCTAGTAAATCAAATCCCATTATTCAACCCATCCTGTTTTGCGTTTTTGTTTAGTTGCCTCTTTACCTATATCTTCAGCATTATATCTTATGTAAGAATATAGATCTTTTTCTATTTTATGTTTGGGTATGTTAGTATATAACCACATTAGATAAGAAGGATCTTCCTCTCTTACATCATGAATAGTCATTCCTTTGTACTTACCAAACCTCATAGCGTTTGCACCATACAATTTCTTTTGATCAGCGCATATACATTTTTCTTTTTGTGCGCACTCTTGACAAGCACCACAACTCCAACATTTGCTCATATTATCTCCATTGATTATACTAACTGCTTAAGCTCGGTAGTTCTATTTCATACTGACGAGAGACTTATAAAGCAGCTAGAATATATATCTTATTGTGTTCCAAGGGATTATATTATTATGCAGCTCTTTAAACTGATTGATATATTTAGATTTATAAAATCTATTATATCTTATGTTCTCACTTCCATATTGAGATCTTTTTGTTTCCTGTTTCCCAGGCTGCCATAAATAGTTTTCACCTTTAGTATTATTTTGTACGTTGTAATTATGCATTTTGTGATTATGAGTAAGAAATATACATTCTGCTAATACTTTGTCTCTTATTTTAACATCTACATAATCATTTACCATAACAAATAGCTTTTTGTAGTCATCAAGCCATCCATCATAATGCATAATAGGACTATAATTAATATGTATATCATATCCAGCATCATAAAAAGCATTAATAGCATTTAATCTATCTTCTATTTTAGATGTATTTGGCTCTAATTGATCTGATAAATGTTGTGGCATTACACTAAATCTTATACGTATACGTCTTTTATCTTGATCATCTATTGGGTTATAGTCTAGTAAGTCAGTATTTACATATTTAGTAGCCATTGTGGCAAATACAGGAAGTCCACACATTTTAAAGAAATCAAATATTAACTTCCAGTTGTGATACTTAGCATGCAATACAAAGTCTTCGTTACAGCTTATATCATATGTCCAGAAATCATTATGTGTTTGATTAGATACTTTGGGCCCTAACATAAATGCATGATCATAAATTGCATCTAGTATATTACCAGGATTGTTTGCTATAGTTAAGCCATTTGGCACATGTCTACGCATGTAACAATAATTACATTTATACATACATCCAAAGCCAAAAGAAGGGCTAATATAGTCACTGCTACGTCCTGAGTCACGTATTATCATAGCTTTACGCTTTACATATTTCACTGTAACTCCTTGTTTTATTAAAATGCAAGGTGCGCTAGCTGTCTTAGTAGGATTTCGTTCATGGCAAGGAATCTTTAAGATTCAATCAGTACCATGCAAACACCATACCTTGCATTAATTTAGTCCCCTACTCTCTGTTAATTCGTGGTCAACAGATAGCAAAAATCACTTGATATTAACTAGTAGGGGAATAGGAATGCACTCTGGAACCGAGCTTAAGAAGGGTTACTTAAGATTGATCCCCAGTTTTATGCCAGAGTGCGGTAAGAATACCATAGTAACAAATTATACAGTATGTCTCCTGGCATCGCATGCGGTTCACATCTCACCTGTTATGTTCAAGTCTAAGACCAGGCAGCTATGCTATTCTACACTATCAGTAGATTTGGCTCACTATATCTTAGAAACTATGGTTAAATTTTGGGCAGCTTATTTTATATCTCCTACCCAAAGATCGTGGAGACAATTAAATAGTTTTGCCACCAGTTTTATCGTTATTTACAAATGCAACGATATCACCTTCTTGTAGTTGATATGAATTGTTTACATTCACACCACCTACAGCTGCTGAAGCATTAGAGTTAATACTCATTTCTTCACGCAGTTCACACATTGTTTCAGATCGGGTTTCTTGTGTTACAAACCCACCACCTGATAGTACTTTTATAGTTTTAGACATTTTTTGTCTCCTTATCTGTTGAGGACTTCTCCTCTTTATTGTTAACAACATCACCAGCTACATTTCGAATTGAAAACTGGCCTTTTACTTTAGCCTCATTGGCTTCCCCAGTGTGGTTTACTATAGCATCCACATATCCAAGAATATAAACTGATGCTTCTACCTCACATGAAAATGGTCTAAGTGGGAAATCATTTAACTTGCCATCCTCATCTTTAATAGACATATATACTATATAATGATTATCAGAAAGATCCATTTAATGTTCCAGACCCATATATTGAGTTTATGTCTAATTTAAGCTTACTGTTTGTTTGTAATTCAAATAGCCTTCTACTTGTAGCATAGATAAGACGATCACTTATAATAACTCCATGTTCTGTCTTTTTTCCTAAGCCTATTTTCTTAAACTTTTTAAGCTGTTCCTTATAAAACCTTATAATATCCAATCTATTCATACTCATTTTTGCTCCTTAGTTATAAAGGGGGCTTGACCCTCGTTAGTGATAGTCAGATAGCAAAGTATCCCAGTTATCAGCTAAGTAGTACTCGCCTGTCAATATCCCCTTTAATTATTTAATTACATTACCATACTATTATACTCTTAACTCCATAAATTATACCAAGCCACATAAGTATGTTTATTGATATTAATATTGCAAGTTCTAAATAGTCCTTGACTGGTCTGAACATCTATTCATCTCCTTTATTATTGGTATTAATGAATCTATAAAGTCAGGATGTCTTGACTCATATAGTATTAAATCTTTATTACAACAACGCCTCTCTGTGACATTACCACAATTAGGGCATAAAGTTATATTAGTATATCTCATCTTATCCTCGTTTCATTATATCAGGGTTATTATGAATAGCCTCAAGCTTAACTCTTTCTTTAGCTTGTTCAGGCGTTTCAATAAACTCTTCAGGTATATACCATAAAACTTCACCGTCTATCCTAACTTCCTTTAAGGTAATACCATTCTCAGCATTCCATTGAATATACTCACTATTAGTCATACCATTTGTAAATTGCTCTCCAGTCTCTGGATCTGTATGAATATATAATTCATCTAAGGTATGATCAACAGTAATTATTGTCTCAATCTCTGACACATCTAGCATATCAAATGCATCTAGACTTCTTTTGCCGTGCATATTGCTAATAGGCGTGCTCTCACCGCTTAAATCTCTGCTAACTCTAGGCTTGCTATATTTGTGTGTTTTAGATCTCTTCATATCGTCTCCTTTGTTATAGATTCTTTATGTACCTCTACTTCATTTACATAAACTTCATCATCCCCATACTCAGGTAGCCTTTTACGCAATACTTCAGCGTGTTCTTCGGCTGCCTCTTCATTAGTATATAGGGCTTGGGTATGCATTACTTTATCAAAATTTAAAGTACCATACACTGTTACCTCATAAATAATCATTGTGTCTCTCTCTCTTTAAAGTCTTCCCAGGCAGTTGGATATTGTCCATCACTAAAATAGCTACTGAAATTACCCATATGTTTTAAATTATTACCTTGACATGCTAAATATACTGACTTGGCTTGCTCATCAAATGTTGTTCTTGCCATAGCATAACTTAGTTCATTAACATATCCTGCTTTTTTAAACTCTCGCTCTAATATATCTTTATTGATCTTCATCCATCTATCATAATGTTCTTGTCTTTGTATCTTCCAATTTGTTGTAGTATACATTGTGTCTCCTTTAATAATATCCCAGCACATAGCCCACACCAGAAAGCCATTGAAAACTCCACTCGAAGTTGCTTTATATGGGCTAAATACCAGGTCACTGTCCACTGTCCACTGTCCATAAGGTGTGAACTAGGTGTATATATATAATAAGAGTAAAGAGCTCTCAATATTACTACTGAAAGCTCCCTACAATACACCAATCTACTCTCCGTCTGAAAAGTCAACAGTATTACGCTCAGACTTAGATCCATTCAATAGGCTTAACACCATTGCCTTGTCCTCAGAACTACCATCATTCATAGTAAGTTCTTCAAGTATTCTAATCCACCGCTTACGTTCGTTAGCAGTTAAGGTTAGCTTGCTTATGTCAGCTCTATGCTTAGCTCTGTCTTCATAGTTAGATAAGTTTAATGACATGTTATATGATCCTTTCTATTTTAATTGATCAAAAGGAAATAAATGAAATCAAAAATAACCAAATCGTGATAACGAAAGTCCCCTGGTAAGGGGGTACCATTAATATATAAGACCACATACTAAAATTCTACAATTTTTGAAACCTCTTTGAAAGTTAACGAAAATGTATTATATTCTAACAAGAAAAAGGGGGCCTAAATGACATGGGCGGATTTAATTATAATTTTGGTGGCTGTGAGTCTAATTACGGTCATGAAGCATTTGGAAACTATGCCTGGTTATACCTGCCCAGAATATTGCGCGACGGAGCACGATCATTTTTGGATTGTAGATCCGAGTCCGACCAGCCAGTCGGTAAAAAAGATAAGTTCAATAGAATAAGGTAGTTACATCTAAAATAAAAGTATTGCATATTTATTATATGCTTAGTAATATAGTGGGTATTCAATCTAACCAAAAGGAGATAACTATGAAAGGTATCAAGAGGTATATACTTACTATTGAGTATAACACTGATACTGAAGAAATAGAATATATCCAAGAGGAAATAGTTGATAATGAAGAGTTCTTTGAGTATGGTGACTTTATTCTTGATGACTACTTCGATGAAGAGACTCTTGAACTACTAGAGGATTCTTACATACTTGGGATATCATAATTCTTTCTTAACGCAAACAAGCGTTTGCTAAAAGAATTGTTTAATATAAGGAGTATATAATGGCATACGGAAAGAGTAAAAGTAAAGGCTATCCAAAACCAAAGAAATCAAGTAAGAGTTACCCAAAGGGTAATCAATCTTCTAATGGAAAAGGTTATAAAAAAGGAAGCTAAATGGATCAATATGAAATAGACAACGCCATAAAGTCTTTAATTAAATCTATAGAGAGTCTTACATATAGATTATATACACTAGAAGATAGCATGGCCGAGATTAGCGCTTATATAGAAGAGAAAAAAGGAGAGTATATAGATGCCTAGTTTAGATGGGTACTCGTTAAACGAGGAAATAAAAAAAGTTAGAGAAGAGCTCAAGACTGAATTGTTATCATTAAGAAATGAGTTCACAGATCTTTATAGATTTATTAAAAAGTCAGAAGAGATAGTTAAACCTACTGCTAAAAAGAAGGTTAAAAAGGTATTAGAACCTACAAAATAGGCAGACTAGAGCATTACATATACGAAGATGTATCTGAGCTGCCTAAAGACCTTATAATTTATGAAGATTGGCGACAAGCCAAAATAGGCGACTGGGTAAAGGCCGATGATGGTTGCTATATAGAAATATTAAGATCAGGAGATATGAAGGATACCTCAGGTAAATCTCAATATTATGTAGGCACTTGTACTGGTACATTTCCAGCTAGGAAATCTATGAAGATGGATACTAGCCGAAGAGAAAATATATACTCTTTTGGAGGAGTAATGGCTGGAGAGGTTAGAGAAAAGCTTAGCAAGAGCGAGTCTTTATTTGTAGCATATGTTACTGCAGGACTAGAGCATGATGAAGCTTATCTAAAAGCATTTAAAACTAAAAACAAGAGATATGCAGTAAAGAAAGCATCTTCTCTTATAAGAACGAGCAGGGTGAGGACAGCTATGAAAGAAGAACTAAAGCCAGTTTTAGAAGAGCTGGATCTAGACGAAACATTTGTACTCAAAGCAATCAAGGAGGTTGTTCTCTCTTCCGATAAGGATGAAACTCGTCTTAAGGCCCTTTTTAAACTGGCTGATATTATGGATATGGAAGATAAAAATAAAACAACAGTCACTCAGGTATCTGGTGCATTATTTCAGGGATTTACTCCTGAAGCATTAGATTCGGTAGAAAGACCAAAGGAGATAGAAGATGGCAAATAAAAGTGAAATAGGATCAGGTACATTTGAGGGAGAAGTATATTATTCTTCTACCATGCCTAAAGGAAAAAAAGATGATTGGCCTTTTAAATATGATCGAGAACTAGAAAAGACAATGGGCTCTGCAAGAACTGCAGATAATGATAGCTTAAAAGCTATACAAAAAACATTAATATCTATGAAGTTATTAGAACCTGGTCAAGATGATGGTTATTATGGAAACAGAACTAAAGGTGCTGTAAAAAGATACCTACTTAATACGCAGCCATCAATGTTTGATGCAATTAAAGAATCGGACTTTAATATATTTAAATAATGTCTAATATAAATTTACACAACGTCTCTGAGATGGAAGAGCAATTAAAGCTTGCATCTGAGGACTTAATAGCATTCGGTAAATTATTTCTACCTGATGATTTTATGAGGAGTGAAACTCCTTTTTTTCATTATGAAGTAGGAGATGCATTAATGAATAAAGATTATAGGCAGTTAGGAGTAATATTACCTCGTGGTCACGGCAAAACAGTTCTTACAAAATGCAATATTGTGCATGATTTTGTTTTTGCACAAGGCCCATTATTTTATGGGTGGGTTGCTGCGTCTTCTAAAATATCTGTTCCAAATTTAGATTATGTAAAATATCACTTGGAGTATAATGATAAAATACGTTATTATTTCGGAGATTTAAAAGGGAGAAAATGGACAGAAGATGATATTGAGCTTAAAAACGGCTGCAAACTTATCTCGAAGTCAAACCTTTCAGGTATACGTGGCGGAGCTAAGTTGCATAAAAGATACGATCTCATTATCCTTGACGATTTTGAGGACGAAAATAATACCGTTACGCCTGAGTCTAGGGCTAAAATCGCAAATCTTGTTACAGCGGTGGTTTTCCCTGCTTTGGAACCTGCTGACGGGAGGCTTCGTATTAATGGTACGCCTGTTCACTTCGATGCGTTTACTACAAGGATACTTAACGGTCATGTCAAAGCTAAAACAAAAGGTGAAGACTATTCTTGGAAAGTAATAACTTACAAAGCATTGCAAGAAGATGGGACACCCCTATGGCCTTCATGGTTTGGCCACAAGGAAATGGAGAGAAAGAAGAAGTTTTATTCAGACTCTGGGCAACCTCAAAAATTCTATCAAGAATATATGATGGAGGTTCAGAATGAAGAAGATTCTATCTTTAATAGAAACCATATTAAATACTGGGATGGAAATTTTTATAGAGACGAGGACACAGGCATTAGTTATATTAAAACGGATCTCGGAGATGAAAAGCCGGTCAACGTTTTTGTCGGGGTCGATCCTGCTACGGATAGTCTTCGTAGGGATAGCGATTTCTCTGTTTTACTCGCTTTGGCTGTCGATAATGACAATAATTGTTATGTTCTTGATTATCTACGGAAGCGGTCTTTACCTGTACTTGGTATACCAGGCGATTCTAAAAAAGGTATTGTGGACCATATATTTGACTATAACAAAATATATAGCCCAAGCTTATTCTGTATTGAAGACACTACTATGTCGAAGCCAGTTTTTCAAGCTATTAATGCAGAAATGCGTAGAAGGAATGACTTTACTGTCAAGTATACTGCAGAAAAACCAGGGAATAGGCAGTCTAAAAGGGATAGGATTCAAGAAATTCTTGCACAAAGGTTTTCTGTGGGCGGGGTACATGTTAAGAAAACTCAATATGACCTTCAGAGGGAAATAATGACATTTGGGCCTCGGATGGGACATGATGATACTATAGATGCATTAGCATATGCATGTAAATTTGCATATCCTTTAAAATCTGTAAAGAAAGATAAAAGAGATGCTTGGAAAAAACATAGACCTAAGCCAAAGAGCTGGGTAACAGCATAGGAGAATAGAATGCCAAGATTTGGGAAAAGAAGTAAAGAGAGATTATTGACATGCGATGAAAAATTGCAAAAAGTTTTTAATGAAGTAATTAAACATGTAGATTGTAGTGTTTTGGAAGGACACAGAGGTGAAGAAAGGCAAAATAAATTGGTTGACGAGGGGAAAAGTCAAGTTCGCTACCCTAATGGCAGGCATAACGCTATGCCTTCTAACGCAGTTGACGTTACACCTTATCCCGTCGACTGGGATGACAGAGAGCGCCAAACTCTTTTTGCTGGGTTTGTCCTTGGGGTGGCTAGTGGGATGGATATTAATCTTCGGTGGGGCGGAGACTGGGACCAAGACTTCCAAGTAATGGATAATAAATTTGATGACTTTCCACATTTTGAGGTAAAGGACTAATATGGCCAAGCAAGATAAAAAAGCTCTTAGAGTTAAGGAAGTTTATACTAATGCAAATTCTAGGACTAGACAGCAATGGGAGTATATAAACCAAAAAGGCTTTGATTTTGCAAATGACAATCAACTTACAGAAAGAGAAGAAGCTGATTTAACTGAACAAGGTATGCCTACATTTACTATTAACAGAATACTACCTGTTGTAGAGATGTTAAATTTTTATGCTACGGCAAACCCACCTAGATGGCAAGCTATTGCAACTGAAGGTTCTGATACAGACGTTGCTGCAGTATTTAGTGATATGGCTGATTATATTTGGAATTTATCAGATGGTATCTCATTGTACAGCAACGCTGTAAATGATGCTATTACAAAATCCATAGGATATTTGCTTGTCACTGTAGACCCAGATAGTGATAATGGCATGGGTGATGTAAAGATACAGCAACCAGATCCATTTGATGTTTATGTAGATCCCAAGTCAAGAGATATACTATTTAAGGATGCTGCATTTATTACAGTTAGAAAAGTATTACCTAAGTCTCATGTAATTAAATTATTTCCTCAGTTTGAAGCTAAAATTAAAAAAGCTAGCTCAGATGACAATACTGACTGGAGTTATACTGAAAAAGTTCAGGGAGGATCTCAAAAAGACTTTACATATAAAGATATAGGAGAGAATGAATCTGTTGACCCTTTAACTGGAGAGACTGATAAGCTAATAGAGTTATTCGAAATGTATGAAAAAGTAAAGGTAGCATACATGAATGTGTTTTACAGAATACCTCCAAATGAGCAAGAGCTACAACAAATACAGCAACAAGTTCAGGTTCAATTACAAGAAATGCAACAGGAGATGCATGTTCAATTAATGGAGCAAGATCAGCAAATGCAAGCAGCTGTTCAATCAGGAGAGATGCTACCAGAAAGATATAAGCTTGAATTAGAAAAAGCTCAAAAAATGATGCAAGATCAATTAGCTGCTGCAGAGCAACAATTTATGAGTGAATTACAGGCTCAAGCATCAAAGATTGAAAATATGATTATATCAGAAAAAGAATTTAAAGTATTTAAATCTGATCCAAAGAATGAAGCATTAATTGTTGATGCTATTAAGTTTTATGGAGATAGGATTAAATTGACATGTGTATCAGGAGATACTACTCTATATGAAAATATCTTACCCGACAATATAACTGAGTATCCAATTATTCCTATACACTTCAAGTGGACTGGAACTCCATATCCTATCTCTGCCGTTTCTCCTTTAATAGGGAAACAAAGAGAAATAAATAAATCTCATCAAATAATGGTTCATAATGCTTCTTTAGGTTCTAGTTTAAGATTCTTGCATGAAGAAGGATCTATTGATACAGATTACTGGGAAAAGTATTCAAGTGCTCCTGGAGCATTACTTCCTATACGGCCAGGGGCCCAAGCTCCTACTCCTATAATGCCAGCACCTCTTGCTAATGCATTTTACACGATCGTGCAAGAAGGTAAGGGAGACATGGAGTATCTTGCTGGTATATATTCATCAATGCAAGGCGATACAGGGCAACAGCATGATACATATAGAGGTATGCTGGCTATAGATGAGTATGGTACAAGGCGAGTTAAGCAATGGTTAAAGAATTGTATTGAACCAGCCTTAAGGCAAACTGGAGAAGTTGTAAAGCAGTTTTCTCAAGCTGTATACACAGCACATAAAGTTGTTAGAATAGTCCAGCCAAATAATATCAATGAAGAAAAACACGCTGAAATTAACATGCCAATATATAATGACCTAGGTGAAGCTATTGGTAAGTTTAATGATTATTCTGCAGCCAAGTTTGATGTAAGAATTGTTGCTGGATCTACACTACCAGTTAATAGATGGGCTTATCTAGAAGAGCTTAAGTCATTAATGCAATTAGGCATTGTTGATGATGTAGCTGTTTTAGCAGAAACAGATATTAGGAATAAATCAAATATTATAAAAAGAAAGTCATTATATGCGCAACTACAAGGCCAGGTATCTCAATTATCCGAAGCTGTTAAAGATAAAGATGGCACTATTGAGACGCTTGAGCGCCAACTTGTACAAGCGGGCATTAAGCAAAAAGTAATGCAAGCCGAAGTTGAAGTCTCAAAGCAAAAAAGTGATTTAAAAGGAGCAGCTCAGCAGCAATATCTTGAAACTGAAGCTCAGCAAAAATTATTGAGGAATGTAATGAAAAACGAAGGTGAGACTAAAAAGAAAGAATTAAGTCTTGCTGCAGAAAGTATTAAAAATTCCTTGACTAATAATAACGAAAAATCGTAACTTAAATAGGAGAGTATAATGGAAGAAGTAAGCAATAGCGGTAACTCAGAACAAAATGACTCCGCGGAAGACTTTTTCGAGCAACTAGAAGCTGAAGTAAATAGCGGTATAGTTGATGAATATGAACAGTCTGATAATATGGAAACCCCTGAGGTTCAATCGGCCCCTGAAGCAATTCAGGCAACCCAAATAGATACTCAAGGCCCCACTGATACACAGGACTGGGAAAAACGGTACAAAGACTCAAGCAGGGAAGCGCAAAGAATGGCTTCTGAGCTCAATGAACTTAAACCTTTCGTACCAGTGTTAGACGCAATGAAACAAGACAGTGGACTTGTTGACCATGTTCGTAATTATTTTGAAGGTGGTGGAAGTCCCAATGCATCTATGACAGAGCAGCTTGGTTTAGATGAAGATTTTGTATATGATCAGCATGAAGCTGTGACAGATCCAAATTCTGATTCTGCAAAGGTTTTTAATGCTTATATGGAAAAAGCAGTTGAACAAAAAGTTCAAGGAGCTATTACCAACGAAAAGAAGCAAAACCTAGCACAAGCAAATGAATATGAGAGGCAAAGGGAAGAAACTTCTTTCAAAGAAAAGCACAAGATGAATGATGAGCAATTTGCTACATTTGTAGGGCAAGCAAAAGCACACACTTTAACTCTAGATGATGCGTTTTATTTAATCAACAGAGGACAAGCAAGCGCTGAGGTTGCACAAAATACAAAGAAGGAAATGCTAGGTCAAATGAAGAATGTGCGGAACATCCCAACAAGTGTCGGTAACACCAACAGTGCTAAAGTAGAGAAGAGTATGGATGATGGTATCTTTGATGCTCTTATTGGCAGTGATGGTAATATAGATGATCTATTTGGGTAGATAAATACTGTCTATCCAAACTTAACGATAAAATCAGGAGGATAGACTATGTCTGATCTTTTTAACTTATCGAACTTAGGACAAAGTGATGTATCTGGTAATGGACCTGGTGCTGGTGCTGGCGGCAACGTCAATACTGGTGATCTGCGAAGAAAATATAACTTCGGAGACCGAGTGTCTGAACTATCTATCTCACAAGATCCTTTCTTTCGATTCGTATCAAAAGTAGGTAAAAAACCTACGGATGATCCTCAATTCAAATTTACTGAAAAGAGGCAATCATTTCATAAGCGTTATGCTTATTTAGTAAATCATGGCTCTGCCTTTGCTACAGCAGTATCTGATAATGCAGACTCACAAGATGCAGCAGATGATACTTTTTATGGCAAGTTCGGAACAGACTATAAAAATAATGGTAACCTTGTAAACCGATTCGGTCAAACTATTGACTATGCAGTTGGAGACCCTAGTACAAAGCCTTTATTTTTCATGGAAGGCCAACTAATAAAAGTTCCTGTAGCAGATACAGAAGCTTTAGCAACAGCAGGTACAACATACGGCTATCAAGTAGTTAAAGTTACAAATGTAGCTGATAATGGCCAGTATGTAAATATCACTGGTAAAGTTGTTAAAAACTGTGCATCTGGTTCATTTTACATGGGTGTTCCTTCAAGCGTAGCGGTTGGTGCAAGTTCTACAACAGGTGCAAATGAAGAATCGTTAGCTGCATTTAAATGCTATGTTATCGGTTCTGCTCATGACGAAGGATCTGGTTATCCTGAGTCTTGGAAAGACCAACCTTACTCAACCAACTATGGACGTACTCAAATCTGGAAGACTTCAATGGCAATGACTAATACAGCTCGTGCTACTGTATTGAAGTATGACAAAAATGAGTGGGCTCGTACTTGGAAAACAAAGCTTGTTGAGCATAAATTCGATATTGAGCAATCATTATTGTTTGGAAAGCAAAATGAGACTTACTTTACTACACAGGGTGCTGTTGATTACATCTCTCAGTATGGTAATTTATTTGAACTTAACACATCAACAAAAACCGCAGATGACTTCTTAGATGATATGTCTGCATACCTTGATCCTCGTTATAATTCATCAAGTGCTACAGTTTACTTTGTAAGCACTGCTGTTTATAACTGGATGCATAAATTAGGTGGATACTTTAAGAACAATCTTGAAATATCTACTAATATGCGTGCTGATTTTGCTATGACTGGCAAGAAAAAGGTAGCTGGTGTCGATATTACTACATTTAGTACTCCTTACGGAGATATGAATGTTGCTAGAAATATCCACCTTGATGGAACTGATATTAAAATGCTTGGTCTTAATATGAAGTATTGTAGCTATCGTCCATTAGTAGGTAACGGCATTAATCGTGATACTTCAGTATATGTTGGTGTTCAAACTCTAGAAAACAGCGGTATTGATCGCAGAGTAGACTTAATCCTAACCGAAGCCGGTATGGAATGGTGTTGCCCTGAGACTCACGCTGTTTGGAAATAGGAGGTAAATGATGTCAAATCCTTTATATGGACTAAACAAATCTGACGGTGCTTTAGATCACTGGATTAAAACCTTAAATGCTCAAAAGAAAGCTGACAGTCCTGATCAATTACAATTTCAAGTATTTGAAACTGTAATCCCTGCATCAGGAACAGATGATGTCACCTTTACTGATACAATTGACGTTGTAGAAGTTTGGGGCGGTTACTGTGAAGTATCTGGCGCTAATGGTGACTTTGAGTTTGACTTAGGTTATACTGGTGCTACAGCTGTCTTAATCGATGATATTGGCGCTGGTCAAAATGGTCTTTTTGCAGTGGATGCAGATTATATAGACAATTCTGAGGATGTTATCTTAACATTAACATCTAATGCGTCTACGCTTCCAATAACTGTAAAAATCGCCTTACTGACAGTTAAACCAGTATCATCTTAAGGAGGTAACTCATGTCAAGTAAATACTGGGTTGCTAATAACCCTAATAGTGAAATCAATGATGCTAAAGCACAAAAGCTAGCTGAATTATCGGCAACTTCTGTAACTTTGGCTGAATTGAATGCACTTGATGCTGACTCAACTTCAGTTGCTATTGGACTTAGTGCTACTTCTGTAGCAAACGGTGCTACAATAGCGACTACAGTGCAGTTTAAAGACGCAGCAGGTGCAAACTTAGCTTATCCAGTAGCTTTTGATTATTATATATCATCAGATGCTGCAGGACTCTTAGCTGATGCGGCTATAACAACAATAGCAGATGGTGGTGCAGGGAGCCTTATAGGCCCTTATACTGCTCATCAATCTGGTAAAGCGGTAACTAATGCGGCTGGTTTATGTGATTTAGATCTCACAGAAGCTGGAGCAGATGTGATCTACTTAGTAATAGTAAGCCCCAGTGATGGGCGTCTTACTGTAAGTGGCTCAATGACGTTTGCTGCTTAATAGCTAACAGTAAAACAAATAAATCTGCCCCCTCTCGTCTAGGAGTATTCTCTCCCCAGGAGGGGGGGTGGGTTTTGATTAAAGGAATCATATGGCAACATATCAACAATTAATAATGGAAAAGAGTGGACTTAATATCGGCTCTGATGCTAGCACTGATATAGTAGATGCTACTCGTGCAGGCATACATATGGCAGAAGGTTACAAAGATATAGTTAATAAATTAGCTGCATCTTCGCCAGAAATGTTAAAAAATTTTGCTATGAGAATATATTCTGGATGGGAGAACAATAAATTTAAATTAGAAAATCATTATATTTTTAATGTGTTTAGGAAGGGTGATACTGCTCCTGCGAATGTATTTAGAGAATGCAGAGAGGTGCAGCCATCTAAAAAACATTCTATTTCTGACCCTGGCAGTATTTATGCAGCAACAGAAATGGATCCTGTATACTTTATTGAAGATAGATATTTAACTGTCATTCCTGATCATAGTGTCAATAGTGGTGAATTTGAATATCTAGGAATAGTAGCCCCAGATACATTAACTGCTAGCGATACTTACCCCTCTGGACCAATTACAGATGGTGATATTATAATACCTCAAGATTTTTGCATATATATAGTATTATATGCCGCTATTAAGCTAATAGAAATTAAACTATCAAAAATGAATGATGGATTATCTACAATGATAGATGAAGATGATGCTCCTGTAGCGCCTACTTTAGCTGGAGTTGGTAGCCCTAAAGGAGGATGGGAAACTGTTAGATATTATATACATGATGAAGAAGATCCTGAATTAGCTGGAGCTAAACTTCAGGAGCTAACAGCAGAGCAACAGCAATGGACATTAGAGTATCAATGGTATCAGGAGAAGCTACAAAGATTAAGGTCTGAATATATGGAACCATTTGCTAGTGCTGCTGCAAGCGAGGGGGCATAATGATATTGAGGGAAATGATTGAATTTGTTAAACAGCATCATCCTGAAATGGGTGAAGCAGAAATTATAATTCTTTTAAATGAAGCTATGGATGATTTTTCTGCAGAGACTAGAGCTGTAGAAGGATATGTAGATTTTGATACAACTATAGACAAAAGATATTATGATTTATCTGATGATGTTCTAGAAATTAAAGAAGTTAATTATGATGCTGGTTCTACTATTACTGCAACAATGTCATCTACTAATAGCACAGGAAGTGCTGGAGCTTTGTATACATTTACATTAAACTCAGGGCACGGGTTAGTAGCTGATAATATTGGAGACACTGTAGTATTGTCGAACTTTACTGAGCTTTCTGATTTAAATGGTTTAACTACTCAGTTAAAATCATTAAGTACAAACGCTATTACCTTAGAGGGGATTGTAAGTGATGGCTCTACTCAAGAAACTTCTGAAGGAGCTACATTTGCATTTACAGGAACAGGGACTTCAGGAGGTAAACGTATACCAAGATTAATTGGATTACCAGATGAAAGGGATATTGGATAATGTCACAACCTACATACCCACACGATATTAAAAAAGATTATGCCTGGTGGATTGATAGAGGTAAGATTGCAATAGCATACGCTAAAGATACTCCTTCTGGAGATAGGCTGCTAACTGATGGATCTTATAACTCTACTGATGGCATTAGGCAAAGAAGTTATTCAGGAGAATGGTTATCTCCTCATGAAGCTACTAAGATAAGAATATTTTGCATAAAGAAAGCAGAAGTATTAACAGAGGCAGAAAAAACTTCTGGCATTGCTGCTTCAGGTAAGTTTCATAAAGGTGAAATGAGTGACATGCCAGAGTTTCCTAGTCAATTTCATAGAGGATTAGTATATTATGCTATAGCTAAAGGATATGAAATTAAGCCTGATTTAATAAAATTAAATGAAGTATTTGGAGCTAAATATAAAGAGTATAAAGATAAAGCTCATAAGTATGTTGGTAATAAAAGATTTTATGGACCCAAGCAAGTAAAAGCAGGAAGACCTTGGGGTATTATGTAATGAACAATAAAGGAGAGAACATGAGAGAAGGAACTTTAACCCTAACACAAGAAGAAGGCAGTGCAATGATTGACTTAATAGACATAGCATTAAAAGCGAACGGATTAAAATCTGCTCAAAATTGCTTAGTTTTAGTTAATAAAATACAACTAGCTTTCCAAGCTCAAGTAGATGAAACACCTACAGAGTTTCCTACACCTAAAAAGAAAAAAGGATAAACAATGAAAGATTCTTTAATTACAATTACTCAGGGGGGTGGAGCTATTATGATTAGTTGGTTAGATTTTATACCAGAAATTGTTAGATTAGGAATATTAGTAGCAACCTTTATTCACATTGTAATAAAAATTAAAAAAGACTTAAAATAATGCAATCACGGTCCCGTCAGGACCTTCAAGCATAACCGAAAGGAGTTAAACATGGCAAATAGAGGAAGACATGAGTTTTCAGTACAGGAAGCAGTTAACATGGATAGTTTTGTTGATTGGAATTATGAAGAGTTAGACTTAAATGATACAACTCCGGATTCAGAAACAGCTAGTTATATTACAGCTCAAGATCCAGCAAAAAAGGTAGTTATTTACGATACTCCTGGAGCAGCTACAAGTTTTATGGATGCTACTGATGTATTAAGCTTAACTGTTAATGGAGGGACTGGTGCAAAGATAATTAAGATTGACGCTACAGATCTTCCATTTACATTGTCAGGATTAATGGTAACATCACTTGCTGTATCTAATAGTGCTGGAGACAATAATAATAAAGTATCCGTATTATCATTCCACTAGGAGTTAAATGGAATCTCTAAATAAATTTGCTATACATGAAGCATATAATAGTCATAAGTATGGTGAAGTAGAACTATACGAATGGGACCCTTTGCACGTAAGCGCTCAAGTTTTATATTGGACTTCAAGGCCAGCAAAGAAGGTAATCTTTAAAATGAAAGCAGCATATAGAGCTGCTTTTCTTGGAGATCCATATGAAAATACTGACTATATAGTAGCAGAAATTAATGGTATTGGCGGTGATGGCAAACAAATACATATAGATGTTACAAATGGTCTTCCATTTACAATAGAGGGTTTATTGATAACTCAATTAAACATTCTTATGGTTTCAGGATATAGTGACCCTGCGGATACCTCTAGAGATTTCATAGATATCATTTCATATCATTAGGAGAAAGTATGTTTGGTCAAAGAAAAAAATTAATACTTAACAAGAAAGACTTAAAGCAGGCTGTATTAGAAAAAAACAAATCAATTGAGAAAAGCAATAAGAAGTTAGCGAATGAAATACTTTTAAAGAAGGATGAGATAAAAGATTATAATAAGTCTATTAAACTATTAGATAAATCATTTGATAACAAAAAAAGTAATCTTGATACTTTATCTAAAAAAGAAGATTCAATGTTATTGTCTATTGAAAAATCTAGTGATAAGCTGAAGAAGTTAAATATTTCGTTAGACGATGCAAAAAGCAGTATTTCATTAATTGCTGCTGAAAAGATTGAGATAGAAGATTATTTAAAAAAGCTAAATAAAGATGTATCTGATTCTAAACTATTGCATGATAAAACTTCTAAGTATATAGAAAAAAACAAAAGTGTTCAATCAGACTTGTATAAGGCTAATGCTAAATTAAGAGATTTTAATAATAAAATTGAAGAGGCTGAGGCTAATTATGCATCTTTAGATATATCCTTAGATATGAAAAAAGGCGATCATGAAGAAGAGTTAAGTAATCTATCTTTTGAGAAAGATAAATATCTTGATCAGCATAAAGATGTAAAGAGTAAGTATGACAGTTTGCTCAAAGAATATAATGCTAAAAACGAAGAGCTAGAAGCAAGTATTGAATATTCAAATAGTCAAGTAAAAGGATTGAATTGCCTTGTTGAAGAAAAGCAAAATACTTGCATAGCATTAGACAATCAAATTGCAAATAAAGAAGATGATATAAAAAGAGCAGAGTTTAAAGCTGAAAAAATAGAGTTAGAAGCAAAAGAGAAAGTAAAAGATATCAAGAAGAACTATCAAGCGTGGAAAACTAATATGCTAGCTGAAGTTGCAAAAATACAATTAAAAGGTAAGGTAGAGAACATAGATAAAGCTGGTTTGTCGGAGATTTTAAATGGCTAATACCATCGGGAATGGAAAAGATAGAAGGTTAATTGATAGTGATGGTGATCCAATTGATAATGGATCGGGAAGACTAAAAGTTGCTGCAAGCATTGACCCAAATAGTAGTGTTGGTCAATTTGCTTTATCTGTAGCTAGTGGCAGTGCTACTAGGCTAACAAGTGTATCCTGTTCTCATGTAGATATTATGGCTAATCTTTCTAATACAGGAATAATCTATATAGGTACTAGCGCTGTATCTGCAACAGAAAGCATGGCTTTGTATGCAGGAGATGTTTATAGTATAAGTATATCTAATGCAAATCTTTTATATGCTTTGGCTACAGTAGATGGCGAAGATATTAATGTTGTATATTATGTTTAATAAAGGAGTTTAAATGGGAAGCAGTATAACAAGAAAGTCAAAACCCATAACAGTACAGACAAATGCACCGACTTCAATAAGTGAGTTTGCATCTAAACCATTTATATATGCTACTGCTACTAATAAGCTATATCATAAAGTAGATGAAACTACTATGGCTTCTGAGCTAATGACTGAAGAATCTTTTGCATTCTCTATCAATGCAGTAACATTTAGAACTGCTACTAACGGTACTACTGAGTCTGACAATACAACTCTTGTAGGTATAGCTGATGATTTTTTTGCTAAAGCTACTTTTAATAATCATGACGGAACTTTAGACTCCGCTCCACAAGTAGATTATAAATTAAACGGAAGTAATTTTGTTACTAATGAAACTGGCCATATGGCTACTGATGATTTTATATCGGATACTGCCTTAGCTGTTGCCGCTACTACAAGTAGCACAGACACTTCAGATGACAGTGGAATGTCAAGAAATGTAAGTGAAGGCGAGTATATATCTTGTAATGTTGCAGTTACAGAAGGAGGATCTTCTTCTAATCAGAGTAGCGGGAGATATTACTTTCTTAATAAGATAATATGGGGAACTTGTGATGCTACTACTGGCCCAACTCAAGCAGAACTTACTGCATGCATGCAAGCTGCAAATACAGCTACTCTCGGGTCACTACTTCCTGACCAATCCTCTAGGTCAATAAATATTTGCGGTGCAGGCACTCAAAGTGTTTCTGGATATGGAAGTACATGGACAGCATCAGAATATCATAGTAACTGTCCTGACTTAACAATTGCAGGGGAATCAGGTCATTATACATTTTTTGGATGGCCTAAGAATGGCGGTACAGATAATGAAGCTTCCACTATTAAGCAAGCAGATAATGCATCAATACATCCAGATGATGTAGCTACTGATTTACGTGCTATACAAACAGTTAGTGGATTGCATAATGCTGCTGTTGATGCTAGTAATGGCTTTACACAAGATTATAATGTTTATGTTTCAGTTAATCAAGCTGTAACATTTTCAGGTATACAAATTACTTAAGGAGCATAAATGCCAAAGTTTACAGGGAAATTAATACGAGATGATGCTTCAGATTTTAAGCTCATGGATGGACACGATGTTAATCTTAGGAATTGTAAAGATTTAACTAGTATTACTATAGCTGCTGGAGATACATTTTTAATAGATGATGTTTCTGTTGCTGGAAGTGCAGCTGGTGAAGTAGCTGCAGGTAGTGAAGACTCCACAGGTAAAGTAACTATGTCTCAATTAGCAACTTATATTGGAGCTACAGCTAGTTCAATTACTATGCCAGAGATAACAGATGATGCTGCAATAACTATAACTAAAATTCAAGATAGTAACACAGACTTAGTAGATAATGATACTTCAATATTAACTGCAGCTGCTGTTCAGGATGCTATTGACGCAAGTGTCAGTTCAGCTGGAGGTGGAGATATTACTGGTGTTACTATAACGACAGATACTGGTGGTGGATCAGCTGCATCAGATACTGACGGGTCTGCAGACTTTACTATAAATGGTGGAGGTGGAGTTGCAGTAACTAACAGTGGGCAAACGATAACCGTTACAGGAGCGAGTGAAGGATTTTCTGTAGCAATGGCAATAGCGTTAGGATAATATGAAAAAACTTATAACAACTTATACATTTGATGCTTCAGCAAGAACAGTAGAACTCTCTGATTATGGTTCAGATTTTGATATTAAGGGATTACTTTTAATTGTTAATGTCACAGATAACATTGCAATATATAACTTTGCAGTAGATGGGTTAGGCCATACCGGAGTAGCAGATGATGTTATTACATTAGAACATGATACTACAAGCATGGCTGATTCTGATAAATTACTTGTATATTATGATGACCCTGCAGGGACTCAACTTGTTGACCTTGGGACTAATAATGACATTAAAATTGCATCTGGACAGGTAGCGAGTGGTGCTTTTGCTAGCGGCTCTATAGCTTCTGGCGCTGTTTCTTCTGGAGCTATAGCCTCTGGAGCTATTGCAAGCGGAGCAATAGCCAGTGGGGCAATTGCTAATGGAGCTATAGCAAGCGGAGCATTAGTTTCGGGATCAGTAGCAGATGGAGCTATGGTAACACTAGGAGCAAAAGCTGATGCAAAGAATAGTGCTACAGATACTACTAGTATTAC